TAACGTCACGCTGACGGGCCGCTTGTCGTGCTCGTCCCCGAACTTGCAGAACCAGTCGGACGGGGAGATCAAGCGGTGCTACATACCCACTGACGGGTACGTGTTCGTGGAGTTTGACTACTCGCAGTTGGAAGTAGTCGGCCTCGCTATCCTGTCCAAAGATAAGCAGTTGTTGCACGACATCGAGACTGGCACGGACATTCACACCGCCTTGTACGAGGATATGTACAAGCGTACTCCAACTACGGCGGAGCGTAAAGCATTCAAGCCGCTGACCTTCGGCCTGATCTACGGTGCTGGAGCTAACACGATGGCGGAGAACAGCGGTATACCAAGAGCCGAAGCAGCTAGATTTATGGCTACATTCTACTCTCGCTATCCACAGGTAGAAGTATACCATAAGAATCTACAGGCAGAGGCTAAGGTTAGGCGTATACCTACTGCAGATAAGACACCGCTCGGCCTGCCTCGTGGTAAATACGTACACCGCATGCCTACTGGTCGTGAGTATGAGTTTTATGAGTACGATCCGGTTGGTCCGTGGAGTACTAAGGGATCGTTTTCCCCTACCGAGTTGAAGAACTGGCCCATTCAAGGCTGGTCTACGGGGGATGTGGTGCCTTTGATGGTGGGATACGTGGTACGGGAGATTACCAATAGCAAGTGGTATCGCCTCATCCGTCCGGTTGTGACGGTGCACGACTCGATCATGTTTGAAGTACGCCAAGATGTGCTTGAAGAAGCCCGGAACTATTTGGTCGAACTGATGTCCAAGACTCGCCAAGTATATGCAGATCAATTCGGCCAAGACATCGGCATTGATCTAAAGACAGAACATAAGACAGGTCTTAATTGGAAGGAGATGTATGCCTAAAGGTATTGTTGAAGCGGTAACCAGCAAGGAAGTCAAAACCAAGTATGGGATGAAGCCTACCTTTTCCGTGAAGGTGGATGGCGAGTGGTACTCCAACGGCTTTACTGATCCTCGTGTATCGAAGGGTGATGAGATCGCGTTCGAGTTTACCGAGAGCAAGTACGGCAATGAGTTTGACAAAGGAACCATCATGCGTGTGGGCCGTGCTGAACCTAGCGCTGCTCCGGCTAAGGACATCGAGGTTTCCGCTCCTAAGAGCGCTCCCTTCCGCCCGTTCCCGATCCCGGCTCTGCACGGGGACCGCGCTATCATCCGGCAGAATGCGTTGGGCCACGCTACCAAGATCCTTGCGAGTTTCATTACTCCGGGTGCCAGCGTGTTTAGCCCAGACACTATGGCATCTCAAGTGATCGAACTCGCTCGCAAGTTTGAAGCGTACGCTTGCGGTGATCTGGATATGGCAGAAGCAAAGATTAAGGCGGCCAAGAAAGCAGTAGCAGAAGAACTAGGGGAGTAGTACTTTGCCGAACATCGACAACCTCATCGGGGATATCTACCGCACCATCGTTGACAAGAACGGTGGCGTGAGCCATATCGTAAGCGAGAACTATTCTCGTCATACGCAAGATGTACTAGCTCCGGCTAGTCGCAAGGCTCCGCTCGCTACTGCGCTGCACGCAAGCAAGATCGGCAAGAACTGCCTGCGTCAGATGTGGTACGGACAGTGGATGCCCGAGACAGCGGAGTCGTTGCAACCGCATACCCTCATCAAGTTTACCTATGGTGATCTTGTTGAGGAACTAGCGCTTGACCTCGTGAAAGGCTCAGGTCACACCGTGACGCATGAGCAGACTCGTATTGAGTTTCCTACTCATAACGGCTTCACTGTCAGCGGGCGACTCGATGCGGTTGTCGATGGTTTTGTAGTGGATGTGAAGTCTACCTCTCCGTACTCCTTCAAGGACTGGGCAGGCAAGCCGCTCACTGCGGACAATGATTCGTTTGGCTATCGGTGGCAGCTACACTCGTACGGCAAGGCGGCACTTGAGAAACAAGTGGACGCCAATACCGAGCGGGGGTATCTGCTGCTGATGGACAAGCAGAATGGACACATGGCCCTGTCGTGGGTGGACTATGACTTCAAAGCATTTGACTACCGCTTGAAGATTATCACGGAGACAATCAGGGATGCAGAGAAAACGCCGCCACGCGCCTTCGATGCCGTAGACAAAGACCGGGCAGGCAACCTCAAGCTGGAGACTGAGTGCTCGTACTGCGACTACAAGCGCACGTGCTGGAGTGATCGGGACATCAAGGGAGTCGTCCGTTCGGGTAAGGTAGTGTGGCTAGTGTCGCCAAAGGAGGGGGCCAAGACTGTTCTGAAACCGGGGGAGATTGCACTGTGAGGATCCTTGTAGTAGGTGATGCGCACGTAGATGAGAATCAATCGTTGCGTCGGTTCAAGCTGGCTAACAAACTCATCAAGGCACAAGAGCCTGATGCGGTGGTCATCATTGGTGACTTCCTTAGCATGAACTGCCTCTCCGAATGGGACCGCAACAAGCGGGCCAAGATGGAGAACAAGCGCTACACGAACGAGATTGATGCGGGCAACAGCGCTTTGGATTACATGCTTGCTGGCACGAACGTCAAGCATCTGCATTACGTGGAGGGGAACCATGAGGACCGTCTTACCCGCTATCTTGATATCGACCCCACGTTTGAGGGGCGTGTTGGAATCCAGCAAGACCTCGCTCTTAAGAGCAGGGGTTTCATCTGGACGCCATATAAGCAAGTCCGTACTCTTAACGGGATTTCCTTCACGCACATCCCGTGCTCCGGAAACGGAAAGGCAATCGGGAATCCAAGCGTAGCGCAGAAAGCATTGAAGCTGTTTCACAACAGTGTAGTTTTTGGCCACACCCATACGCTTGACCATGCGGCCGAACATAGGCATGGATCACCCCACCTTAATCAAGCGTTGGGTGTTGGCTGTTTCTTTGAGCACATTGATGAGTACGCAGTGGGCAGCAAGACTGACTACTGGCGTGGTCTTGTGTTGCTGGATTCGTACAAGACTAACCGCTTCGACTATGAAACCTTTGCCCTCGGGCGTATGGAAAGGGAATACCGATGAAGCCTCAGTATCGTATTGTGCAGCGCGCGTATACTATGCGTACCATGTACGACGTTGAAGTGCGCACGTGGTACTGGCCGATCTGGCTGTTTCATAGCACGTACTCTAGTCAGTGCAACGCTTACGATGTAATCCAGCGCTTGCAGAAAGTAGACAAAGCAAAGAAGAAAGTAGTGTATCAAACATGACTCCGGAAAATGTTGCTATGATTTTTCTTATGCTTATGATAGGTGGAATCTTTGCCATACTATCCGCCACTGCAAACGATAACGGCAGTGATGCTACTTTCTTGTGGGGAGCCCTCGCTGTGTTGTTCGTTGCCCCGCCGCTTGTGCTTATCTGGATCAAGGGAGTATTCGGATGAACGATGAACTGCCGCCGCTGCCATGTTCATACACCGTGGACATTCTTCCGTCGCATCATCGGAATGACATATTCACTGCAGAACAGATGCAAATTTACGCCCAAGCTGCCCGCGCTCCGCTGCTGGCGAGGATCAAAGAGTTGGAGGCCGAGCGCCAAGGCAAGATTGACGAGAACCCCGGCCATTCACGCTGGGAAACTTGCAGTAGGGCAGAACTTCACGATGCGCTCCGCTTTCAGGGCGCAATGACAAAAGACCTGTTGCCATACCAAGAGCGCGCGATCAAAGCCGAGGCCCGCGTTGCGGAGCTTGAAAAGCTAGTTGACCACAACTGGACGACGCACCAGCAAATCATTGCGTCGCGTGAGGCCGCCGAGAAAGCCGCAGCCGAAGTCGAGCGACTGCGGTCGGTGTTGCAGTTTGTCCAGCGTTGGAACGGCCACAAACCTATGCCAGAAATTACGGCTCGCATCGACGCAGCACTCAAGGAACAGCCATGAAAGTTGACAAGCACAGCGTCGTCGAAGAATTCACCAGCGACTACGGTGACTGCCTGACTGTTCGCTACGACAACCGAGGCGAACCATACCGCGAGGGGATCGGATTCTCGTTCAGCGACGGCGAGACAAACATCGACATTCTGTTGCTGAAAGACGAAGCCCTGCGACTGCGCGATTTGATCGACAAGCTGTACGGAGAACAGCCATGACCTCACGCGATGAACTGCTGCGAATCGCAGAGTGGCACGACGAGCAAGCGCAGTCAAAGAGAATCTGCGGCGAGTTCGAGTATGCCCGCTTTCATACGGAGGCCGCCGCCGCGATCCGCGCGATGCTGGAGCAGGAGCCGGTTGCGTGGCTTGATCCAAACGCAGGCGACCATGACGATGCGGTAGTGCTTGAAGCGGTTCACAAAACCGCGCGAGAGCATGGGGCGATGACATGGTGGAAGCGATACACCGTGCCGCTCTGCGCCATACCAGTCGCCGCGCCAGCGCAGGCACAGTCGCCTGTAGATGTCCACTGCCCTATTTGTAGGACCGCCCTCGCTGCTAAGTGGCTGACTCAAAACGACGTACAAGAACCACCAGCGCAGCTAAGCCTAGACTTGGATACACCATGAAGCGTCCAGTATATCCAGAGATATCTAGTTGGAATTGGTGGCCCGGTGGCTACGGTCCCACGCCTAGCTGGCTGCTAGAGAAAGCCACGCCTGTAGTAGAAGCACAGCAACAGCCAGTGGAGAACAAAGCATGAGACGCACAGCTTACGAGAAAGGGGAACTCCTGATGATCCATCGGGTGATCGAGAACGAGGGGCACGGCCCCGAAGAGCTTGTGTCCATCCTAGGGATTACCACCGATGAGTTAGTCGAGCGTTTCGCTGACAAGCTGCTGGAGAACCGGGAACTATTCTTAGCCGCTGGGGTCCAAGTAGACCTAGTGCACGACGACGAGGATGATGGAGAAAGCGATGAAGCACCCGAAGGATCGTGGTGACCGCAGGCGTGTGGCGCGTAAACAACACAGGGAGTTGTATACCGATGGCCGCTATCGTCCGCAAGTCGTGCAGGATAAACGAGACAAGTACGCTCTTAGGAGCATCGAGGAGGAACTAGAGTATGGCACATCAATTGAAGATGGAATCGGTGATCTCTGATGCGGGACAGGTTCCCCATAGTACCACCTTGGTTACGGGTGTTCCTGATTCTCGTCTGCCTGTGGCTGTTCTTGAACATAAGCTCGCCGTATTCCTACGTGGCGCAGGCTATCCTGTTGTTCGTGTTGCTGTAGAACTAAAGGAGGTAGACGGTGAGTAATGTAGAAGCTACACTTGCTGAGCGTGGTAGTCGGTACGGCACGTTCGACGCTCACGCCGGCTGTACGCAGCGACTCAAGCAGGCCATGTACCAAGAGCCGGGTTACAACAAGCTCTCCGCAGATCAGCGGGAATCGCTAGACATGATCCAACACAAGATCGGGCGGATCCTTTGTGGTGATCCGGACTACGCTGATTCGTGGCACGACATCGCAGGATACGCTATGCTGGTGGAACAGCGTCTTAACAAACCGAAGCCGCCGATTGCTATCCCGGTGTGGACACCGAACGTGGTGAAGAAGGAAATCCTGTTCCCAGAGGGTCCGGCCATCGACACCAAGATGACGTACGACGAGGAGATTCTTACCCAGACCTTCGGTAACTACGGCGGATCTGAATGAGCGCCCGTTCGTGGGGGCGCAAGAAGCTGTGGCGTAAGAAAGGCGTACGCTCTAAGCTTGAAGATCGCCTTTGCGATATGCTTACCGCAGCAGGCGTGTCCTTCGAGTACGAGCCCGAGACATGGGAGTACGAAGTACCGGCCCGAGTTTCCAAGTACACTCCCGATCTTAAGATCGACAAGAAGTACTACGAGATCAAGGGTCGCTTTGATGCTGATGACCGCAAGAAGATGAAGCTCTTGTGGGAGCAGGGGTACAAGTTTACGATGGTGTTCGACAAGCCGGGTAACAAGATAACGAGCACGAGCCGTACTACCTACGGTATGTGGTGCGATAAACAAGGCATTCCGTGGATGAGTGCTGCCGACTTTGAAAGGATGTTCAATGGAGGAATTTAAGAACAACCCCATCGGGCTAAGTATCTACCGACACAAGTACGCACTGAACCAATCGCAGACTTGGAAAGAGAAAGCACGTACAATCGTAGAGGACGTATGCGGTCACGGTACGTACGGCCAGTACCGGCAAGTTCTTATGTCCAAGGAAGAGCGGCAGCAGCTACAGAAGTACATTGAAGAGATGAAGTTCCTGCCCGGTGGTCGCTACGTGTACTACGCTGGCCGGCAAGTACCGTTCTGGAACAACTGCTATCTGCTTCGTGCAGAGGAAGATACGAGGGAAGAATGGAGCGCAGTAACCCAACGCGCGATGTCGTGCTTGATGACTGGCGGGGGAATTGGCATCGACTATTCTCGCTTGCGGGAGTATGGTCGGACCCTCTCACGTACGGGAGGCGTAGCCTCTGGGCCTATCCCTCTCATGTACTGTATGAACGAGATCGGCAGGAACGTGATGCAGGGCGGGAGCAGGCGGTCCGCGATCTACGCGAGCTTGCAGTGGTCGCATCCCGATGTGCAGACCTTCTTGAAAGCGAAGGAGTGGAGCAAGCAGCCAATCGGCACGGCTCTTAAGAGCGACGGTAGCCAGTATACGTACTTCGATTACAAGCACGACGACTTCAATGCGCCGGCTTCGCTGGACATGACGAACGTAAGCTTGAACTGGGATGATGAGTGGCTCCGTGAACCGGAGCGGGAGACTAACCCGATCTTCGTAGACAATGTACGGTACGCCATGATGAATGGCGAGCCGGGTTTCAGTTTCAACTTCGGGCTCAAGTCTAACGAGACTCTGCGTAACGCCTGCACCGAAGTAACTTCGGAGGATGATAGCGATGTCTGCAATCTCGGTAGCGTTAATATGGCTGCGTGTAAGAATCAACAGGAGTTTGCTGACGTTGTGCGTCTGGCTAGCAAATTTCTCGTATGCGGCACTATCCGCGCAGATTTACCGTACGCAAAGGTGTATCAAGTCCGCGAAAAGAATCGAAGACTTGGACTAGGGATCATGGGAGTGCATGCGTGGCTGCTGGCTCGCGGCTACCGCTATGAGATGAACGAGGAGCTTAGGAGTTGGCTCAGTGTGTACAAGAGCGAAAGCGAGTCAGCAGCTAATGAGCATTGTGATCGGTTCTATCTTAGCCGTCCAGTTGCTTATCGTGCTATCGCGCCTACCGGCACGATTTCGATGATCGCTGGCACGACTAGCGGGATCGAGCCTTTGTATGCTGTGGCGTACAAGCGTCGCTACCTTACCCAAGGTACGCGCTGGATGTACGAATACAAGATTGACGCAGTAGCACAGATGATGGTGGAACAACATGGAGTCGATCCTGACTCGATTGAAACGGCGATTGATCTTGCACGCGATCCAGAGAGACGGATTGCTTTTCAGGCAGACGTACAGGAATACGTTGATATGGGCATCAGTAGCACGCTCAATCTCCCTGCTTGGGGCAGCCCTGAGAACAATCCTGATCGAGTCGAGTCGTTTGCTTACACGGTTTCCAAGTACGCTCCACGCCTACGTGGCCTTACGTTCTACCCGGACGGCTCTCGCGGCGGTCAGCCTCTTACTAAGGTTCCGTATACCGAAGCTCATGGGAAGGAAGGAGTAGCGTATGAAGAAAACGGATCCTGCCGGGATGGTGTCTGCGGACTCTAAGAGCACCACGTTCGCAACGCGCGTGGCCCGCACGATGTGGGAAACCCCCGCGCGAACCGTAGCTAATGCGCACGGCTTGCTCCCTAGGCACGTGCTTGAATGCGCTACGCCGGGAGACTGGTCCTCTGTGCAAGAACTTACCAAAAAGTTAGTGAAGCAAGCAGTATCAAATATCGCAATCACGCTAGCACACATGGAGATTGAACATGCATGAATACAAGATTAAGCGTAATGGCCGCACCATCAAGAAGGCTGGCACCTTCCTTTCGTACGAAGCTGCTCGGCAATGGATCCGGTCTTTCCTGCGCACGCAAGTGAAGGGCGGCATGCGTTTTGCGGGTCCGGGTATGTGGGACAGCGTGAGTCGGAACCCGACCAATCTTACTGCGTACGGGTTCCGTATCGAAAAGACTTAATCGGATGGCGAACCGGGCTGTAGTTTAAGGGTAGAACGCTCGGCAGATTGGCTGAGAAATGCAAAGGTCGAGTATTGCCAGTCCACTAAGGTGAGCCACAGCTACAAAAGAAAAGCCCCCAGAGATGGGGGCTTTTTCTTAGCTCTTAAGAGCGCTAATGCAGTTTGTTCTTGATGTACTCCATTAGGTGCGGATTGTCAATCAGTACTTGGGTCCACCCTCGTGAGCTTTGAGTTACTATCTTCTCCTCGGTATGCAGGAAGTCCTCATCAATACCGTAGACATCGTTGATAGCGTGCTGAGTTTCGTGTATCAGTACTTCTGCTAGCAACACCGGCTGAGTCTCCAAGCCGGGGTCAATCATAATGTCCTTTGTTTTCGGATCGTAGAATCCCCACGCATCTTTAGTATCATCATCCTCGTCGTGTACGTAATCCTCGCCTAGCTCCTTGAATGTTACCTTGTAATGTCCGATCTTGATTGGCGCGGGAAGTTGCATGTTTAATACCCCACTATGTCTGAGTCCTTGATTCTACCTCGGAAACCCCGAGTGCCACTTGTCGTCATATCTACGGCATCGTCAAACGCCCGATACCCAAACACATCCTCAAACACACGGTCTGTATCAATAGGTGTACCAAACACGTAGTCCTTCGGCGGTTGCGGCACAGACGCAAACTCAGCCTGCGTCATGTACGGCTTCTGCCGTTCCATTTGATGCGCAAAAATCTCCTGAGTTAGAAACGCATCTTGTTCTCCTTGCTGCTTGGTGTACAACTGCTCAGCCAAAGGATCGCGCCACTTCCCGGTTTTCGGATCCCTGACTTTACTAGCACCGATATCTAAGCCGTACTTCTTCTTTGCATCCCGCAGTATACGCTGCGCCCGTTTGGGGTCTTCTGCCATAGCTAGCGAAAACTCCGTACGCATCTTGTCGGCAAGCCCCTGTGCTACAACCGGATTACTTCCGGGCAACAGTCCTTCTTGTCGCTGTACGTCGTGCGTAATTTCGTGGAGCAAAGAGCTAGTCCATTCCTTTGGAGTACCTTTGGGGTTAAGCAGGATAACAGGCTTGCCGTTCCTCGTGGTGTACGCCGCCTTAGTGCCCTCACCGTAGTACGCCACTAGCTTGTCACTCATGCGCTCAACCGGAATGTTCTTGACGTCAGGATAAATCTTGTACAGTTCCGGGTGATCCAGCAATTCCCCCATAGAGATAGAGCCTTTGGACGGCAGCGTATTCAAGAGTCGAGCATTGCGGTCATCAATGTTCGCCCTAGTAATGTTGTCCGCGCCCTTCCACGTATGCGTAGCTCCGGGCACCTTCTCCGCCCTAGTGACGATCTTCCGCATCATCGGCCCAGCTTTACCCCCGAACATACTCATCGTAATGTCCGAGGCAGCAGACGCCATACCCTCCACCCCACCTTTAGCATACGCGCTAGCCGCAGTGCCTAGCATCCCCAGAGGACCGGGGGCGTAGCTCACAGGTTCAGCAATGGCACCAAGCAGCCCGTCCGTACGTGCAGTTCGTACGGGACCGGGCTGCATCACACTAACAGGCTGCTCATTCCCGAGTAGTTTGTCCAGCCAACTATTCATTAACTTCCCCCTGCAACTCGAAGTAAATCTTAGCGACGTTAGCCGGCATCACGGTGAGGTTGCCCTTGGCGATGCTCTTAAGATCGTTGGAGCTAGCGCTGTTCATCCAATTGATTACGAAGCGAGCCTTGTTGCGCAGCATCTTGTCGTTGTTCAGCGCAGACTTAGCAAGCGCTTTCGGGATCACGTTGGTCAGGTACACCGCAGCGGTAGCAATTGTGCCGCCCGCCGGCCCACCCACAGCAGTACCGAGTGTCCCGCCCGTGACATACTCACCGGCGCTACCGGTCTGGCCCGGAATCCTCTCGGCGTATTTGCGGACAGCGTGCGCAGCTTTGGCTGCCTCTTCTAGAGTAGCCTTCAACGGACTGCCGTTGAACACAGCGTTGAATGCGTCCACTGCTTCCGCGTTCTTACCAGTACCGAGGATGGCTTCGTACACATCCGCCGCTCCTTTAGACGTACTCATGTTCTGCTCGATCCAGTTGCGGCGTACGTGGTCAATCAGATATGCGTTCTGCTCCTTGGTCAGTGAACCACGACGCACCATCTCACCGAGCGCCTTCTTGTACGCAAGCATTGTGGCAGGGCTAGCCTTCTCGGCTACGAACTCAGTCACCTTGATCGGATCCATCTTCTCACTTGACGCGAGGCGTTGGATCATGGTATCATTAACGATCCCGAGGGTACGAGAAGCGGTAGCGTTAGCGCTATTCCATTGAGTCAGGAGCGCCGGATGGGTAGCACCGAGCTTAGCTTCGATAGCTTCATCGAGCGCATCGTACAGCTTCTTGCGAATGCTGTTGTCCACACTGCCGGCTACGGTTTCCCAGTTAGCAGTCTGACCGAGCGCTCGCTTCTGGGCCACAAGAGTGGCGAGCGGAACGGCCTTGCCTTTAGCCAAGTCTTGCACGATAGCTACGACGTCAGCACCAGCAGCGGCAGCCTTGTTCGTGGTCTTCGTATCCTTAAACCCTTGCAGCACTTGGCCTGCAATGGTACGCAAGTTGGCCGTAGGAGCGGTGAGTGCGTCGCCCATTGGGGTACCGTGACGGAACGGGGCGAACAGAGTGTCGTGCTCCTTGTTGATACGACCAAGCACATCACGGTATGCACTTTGGAACACCATGCCCATATCCGTAGGAGTACCACCACTGTTAAGCCTTTGAAGCTGGACGCCGATAGCCTCGTCAATCGTCTTTTCCATGTCACGTTGCGCAGCACGGTGCACTGCGCCAGCGCGTCCAGACAACTCCACACCTTCTGCAACCGGGGCTACCTTGGATCCGTTAATGCGAAACCACTCCTCAAGAGCAAGGCGTTCAGCCGGAGTCTTGGCAAGCACGTTCGTCAGAGCTTGTACACCCTTGGTGCCAAGCACGTTCATCGTAGCTTCGATGTTGAACTTCTTGAGAAGATACTTAGCCTTCTCCTCGATCGGAGCATCCGAAGTACGGATAGCTAGCCCGTGTCCAAGCATGGCGCCTAGCGTACCGCCGATAGCCGCGCCGGGGACCGAGCCAACGACAGTCGGGGCACCAGCAACAGCGCCCATAGTACCACCAACCACGCTACCCGCGAGCGGGAACAGCGTAGTACCGGGCATGTTGTCCAACTCTTTTTGGTAGTCACGCGGACCCGGAGTTTCCCCGCTCTTAAGAGCGGGGTGCTCTACGTCGGGAGGAAGATCAAAGTCCGGGGGATCATCAAGCTCAAGTTGCGGAGGCCCGTCTTGTTCGAGACGAGCCAGTACCTTTTGAGGATACTCAGCAGCTTCTTGCGGCATGTCTTTTCTCTTTCCACTGTGATAGGCGCGGAGATTACCTTGGCCCCAGTTGTACGCGCGAAGCGTATCTTCGATGGAACCGAACTGCCGTTGCAGCCTGCCCAAGTATTTAGCCGCACCAGTGGCGGCTTGCGTGAAGTCAGTCGGGTCAGCTACGCCATACTCCTTAGCGGTGTCGGGCATGAATTGGAACCAACCCTTAGCGCCTCGCGGTGACACGGCATTAGCCACACCACCCGACTCTTGCATCATTACTGCCCTCAAGAGCCCCGGCTGTAGACCGTGCTCTTGTTCTAGCTTTGTCAGCAGCGCAGCGTCCATTACTTCTTCTCCGCGTTAAGTTCCTTCTTGAACGTAGCCTTTTCTTCGGGGGACAGCGTGGCCCACCAAGCACGGTACGCTTCTTGTCCTTGCCGCTTAGCAGCGACACCCGCAGCGACAAGAGGATTCTGCAGGTTCAGCCTAGCGGAACCGGGAACCATGTCGGTCCTACGGCTAGCGGCGTTCTTGTACGCATTCCGCATGGCGGGGCTGAACGCATCAACTTCCGTCTGTGGCCACAGCTTACGAGCGCGTTCCTTTTCCGCAATAGCTTCGGGAGTATCGTTAGGCAGCGGGATAAAACCAGCAGCGTAACGCTGCCATTCCGATTCCGTAACCGCAGCGCCCGACTCTCTACGCAGGATAGCGTTGATGTAGCGAATAGCGGACGAAACGTACCGCGCAGCTTGCGGATCTTTGAGCAAGTTGTACACCATAGCGGGAGCAATGCCGTCCGATCCAGCGTCCTTGAGCGCTGCTTGGAACTTGGCTACGCTAGCACTATCCCCTTTGGGAAGCCACTGCTTAGTGATGGCGGTAAACTCCTTGTCGAAAGCTTCGGCACGAAGCACGCTAGCAAGAGCCTTGCTCTCTTCCACCCCGAGGTTCTGGGCCAGATCACCGAAGTACGCAAGCGCACCTTCCTTGCCGAACACACGAGTAGACGAGGCAATGGCTTTGGCTTCGGCTAGTTCAGCAGCAGTCAACCGCGACCAGTCCAGTTGCCCGGTCTTCGGGTCCAGTGCCTTACGGCTGTAAAAGTTCCACTTGTTCAGCATCCACTGATCGGTGGAGGTAGATTGCTTGTTGTCCCCAAGCCTGACCCTCTCATCTGGGTTAGTCTTGTTGACCATAAACACACCGTCGTCTGTCTCCACCTTCTCGTACTTGTCGTCCGCAAGAGCGAGGTCTTCGACATTGCCTGTCTGCTTGTATAGAGCAAGCGACGCTGGCGTAAACTTGCCAGTGGCGGTCAGTTTCTCCAGCGGAGTCTGGGAGTTACGTGCGTCGGTGAGATCCTTAACAGTGCCGGCAGCGTCCTTAGCAATCTTGGCTCGCTTCTCTTGTTCCGTCAACTCTTCCATGCGTACTTGGTCGGCAAGTTGCGTAGCCTCACGCATCAAGCCAGCTTGACCCAAACGCAGAGCAAGCTCCTTCTTTACACGAATAGGATCGCTGGCATCGAAACCTTCTTGCTGCATCTGTTGCAGTATAGCTTGCGTAGCTTGTGCAGCACGGACACGCGGATCTACCGCTTGCTCTCCGAACAAACCACTATTGACAGCCGCTTTGCCAAGACCATAGCCAGCAGCAGCCGCGCCACGATTCGCAATAAACCGAGCGGACTGCATCGCATCCAGACCAGCAGTACCTACTTGAACACGATCAATGTTAGCTAGGTCTTGCTGAGTCTGATTCATAAGCTCCGTGTCCGGGTTGACCCCGAACAAGGTGCGAACTACATTCATGTTGTCGTTAGCCATGCTTAACCCTCTCCCGGTCCACCACCACCCCTAGCGCGATTGTCCAGCATCCACGGCGAAATCTGTGGACGGCTTGAGAACATGCCGAACGGATTGGAGCCAGAGCTACCACCCCCGCTCATTAGCATGTTACCCAAGGACGTAAGCCCAGAACCAATTGCCGCCGATCCCACGCCCGTACCTTGCAGCATGGTGTTCTGATTCACCGCTTGCGGGTTGTACGAGTTGAGCACCGCTTGCAGTGCGTTCTCATGCATACCAAACTCTTGGTTCAGTGTGTTGAGGTTAAACTGATTCTGCATGGTAGACCAGTTTTGCGCACGATCAAGGTTCTGGAAACCCAGTTGATCGAACTGCGTAGCTTGGCCGTACAGTCCAGACAGCAGGCCCATCCCGGTACGCCGCTGATTCTCAGCCCAATCCTGCGACTCAAGAGCAAGCCTTGTGTCTGCGTCAGCCCATCCACGCTGCATCCCGCCCATCAGAGGATTGTAGCTACGGCCGGATCCGTCATTGACGGAGAGGCCGGTAAGTCCCTTGGCGTTAAGCTTGCTGAACATGCCTTCGGTTTGCAACGCGCGGTCCGGAGCAAGCAGACCTTGCATCGTACGGAAACGGTCAGCAGCTAGTGCGTTAGGATCGAAGTTGCGAAGCCGCTGCATTTCCATGTCGGCAAGGCCGAGCATGTTGCCACGGGCTTTTGCGTATTCGGGACTAAGCTCCGATACCATCTCCCCGTTCTCGCCTTGGTAGGCACGGCCGATGCCGGAGGTTACTCCGACCGGAGTAAACCTAGCTCGCCGCTGGTACTCCGAAGCGAGGTTGGTCATGCCGGTGGAGTACTGCTGCGCCGCTTGACGCCGCATTTCCTCGGCTTGCTGAGCCGCTAGGCGCTGTTGCCGTGCGCTACGCGATCCGAACAGCCCGCCAGCGAGGCTCGACAATCCGCCAGCAATCATCATGGGAATCATGTGTTAGTCTCCTACTTCTTAAGAAGCTGTTTTCTGGATGAAAGCCAGCGCATAGAACGGAGGCAGCGTAGCTACAGTGTGAGTGTGAGCCGCCTCAGTTGAAATCGTGTGAGAGTGAGCAGAACCACTGCCCGCTGCCCCTGTGTTTTGCGGAGTGCCGTCCATCGCCCAACCCGCGCCCACCGGGTTACCGTCCGCTTTGTAACCCAGAGCGTAGCTACCGTTACTGTGCGTGTGTGACGGGATCTCAGCAAGCGTGAGCGAGTGGCTTCCCGTAGCCCCGCCGTGCGAGTGCGCTCCTGCGGACCCGCTGCTAACAGAAGCAGCGCCGCCAGTAGCACCGACCGCATAACCGTTACCGGCACCAATAACAAACTTATCACGCAAGTCAACCGTGCCGTTAGTGCCGTCGCACAGACGCCAGCCCGCCGGGATAGACGCCACGCTACCGGACCAGATGACGATCATGCCGAGCATGTACGACTCGATGGCATCCTTTACGTGAGCCGTGGTAGCGATTTTCGTGGAGTCATCGCTTGCCGCAGCAGTCGGAGCGCTAGGCGTGCCGGTAAACGTGGGCGAAGAAAGGTCCGCCTTTGTTTGCACAGCGGCTTCGATGGCTTCAAACTCGTCATCAATCTCCGTGCCACGGATCTTCTTGTTAGGATCGCCGCCCGGAAGTCCGTCTTTTGTGGCGAAGTCGGTTACCTTAACGTAGTTACTCATGCTATTCCTTAGTAAGTTTTGCCGCCAGTTACGTACGCGGCTACTGAGTAGATTCCCACCGGATCACCGTTGATGATAGCCTCAACTCCGATCTGCAACACTTTGCCCGAGCGGGTTGCGTTCACTCGGACTTCTTCAATCGACTCCCCGCTACTGTACTCGTCTTCTCCATACTCCGCTTCGTTGTACTCAGCAACGGTAGCACCTTCTCCGATAGTGTCGGTAGCGCCAGCGTAATTGGTGTTGTAATCAAAGGCCCACTTGAAAGTGACGGTTTGATTACTGGCTCCCCTAAGCACATAAGCAAACTTCTTGAGAAACTTAATTGTGTTCGGAGAGCCGAAGTCCATGTATCCGGAGTAGTAGCGGATAGTATAGGGATTAAGAGAGTCCCCATAGGTGCTATAGCGATACAGAGCACCGTCGCCACCAAAGATAGTATCTCCATCATTTGTAAAGACACCACAGTAGATGTTGCCGGGGAACTGATCCCACCGTGTAGCAATGGCTGGATCACCGGGATTCGTCTTGCGCACGTTGAAACACCAGCAGCCAGTGGCGCTGTGGAATACAAGAAGGTTCTCGGAGTCCTGCATGAAGACGCTCTTAAGAGCACCTTGCCCCGCGACTTGCTGAGTCTGCAAGAAGTCGAAGTGAACACGCCGGCTGATGTTACCATACGGCATGGACTTCTGTTGCAGCAGGCGTCCTAGGGATACCATGCCCTGCTTAGCAGCCCAGACAAGATCCTCGCCCACCGAGGCAACGGACCACTTTGAGGTGCAGCCTACGTCGTTGATGACTTCAACCAGCGACATATACGCAGGATCCCGATCTTCCGGCAGAGCAAACACCACGGTCTGCTTCTTGCACAGGAAGACGAGGAAGCCACTATGCGTGGCGATTGCAACTACTTCGTCTTGGCCGTTCGTGAATACTTCGCTCAAGTCCAGCGAACCGGAGCCAGTTCCCGTGAACGTCAGCGGTTCAAGTACCGGACTCCAAAAGATTTTCTTCGGGTTCGACGGGCCGCCGCCAAGGAACATACGTCCGTACGCAGCGTGGCAAATGGTAAACTGCTCAGCCGCAAGACCAGTGGGGGCGGTGTAAGTAGCACCCGTCGTAGTCCAGTTTTGAGTGACACCATCGCGCACGTACGCCATGACGTCATGCTCCGCTTGGGTGCAGAGCAGCTTGTCTTTCATGGCTTGGAACTGCCACTCGCCGTTGGTCGGTGCGCTATACGGAGTAATCGGCAGCGCAACATAGGTGTCGGTGGAGGGCGTGTATTGGAACAGCATCGTCGTAGTGCCGAGCACGATGTCCGAGACACCATCAGGCTTGATGGTTTCGTACATGGACTTGACCGGCTCACTCGGCCCTACTACCGTGATGTCTTCCTCACCTTCCTCCGTGTTCGGAATCTGGATGAGCGCCTTCCGCGAGGTCAACCGGCCATCGGTTTCGATGACGCAGTTCCACGCGGACAAGCAGTACTCAAGCGGCAGATTGACTGCCGGTTCCTCTTTGTTCAGACCAAGCGAGCCCGGTCCCGAGGAGTTGATTACGCTGAGTTGCGGAGTCGGCATTAGCTAGGCAGCCACGTTAGTTCGTCACCGAAGTGGTTAGCCTCGATGGCGATAAGGTCAGAGAGAACATTCTTGTACATTTGCATTTGCAAGCTGGTCAGAGTACCGCCATCCTCACCCCGCTCTGCGATGGCGTAGGCAAGCGTGCCCTCGACCACAGGCTCGGACGGGATAAGGATCACATCGTCGTTGTTGGTCAGCTTAGTCTGCGGTACGATACACTGGAACTCTACTTCGTACAGACCATCTGGGACCGGGTACAAGTCCACCTGAGTGTCACCACTAGGCGAGACGCCGTTCCACGAGTAGTACATCGGAGCCCCTGTAGCCGGGGAATCCCCTTGCCGAAACAGTTGATCCATCTTGTCAGACGGCATAAACTGCATCTCGGTATCGGTAGTTGTGTTCCACACGTTCTGTACACGGAAGCGAGTACTGGACGATACGAGCGTGTAGTTGAAGATATCCGCTGCGGTGCGGATCTCGTACGTGGTACGCAACGCTTGCCAATCCCACGCATCCTCCACTTCACGCTTCACCCGGTTGAGCAGGGAGCCGATCATGCGGGAATATGGCGACTCGTTGACGTCATCAACCTCGTCCTCACGCAAGCGCACAAGGACTTCGTTAAGCATCTGTTTGTAAGTTACACCCGGCATTTAGCTCTCCAAGAATACGTTGCGTTCTTCCATCCGTCGCCGTACCAAACCCGGTAACTTCTTGCCGCCAGCCCACACCCACCTACCGAACTGAGCAGCCGCTTCCTCGAAGCGTTCCTCGTTAATCAATCGACGCAAGGTGCTAGCTTTGTAACGGCTCTCGCCCAGATTGAATATGAAGCTAGTAACAGCGGCCAGTTTAGCAGGATGGCCTGCGAGAACAGGAGACAATCTAAGGGCAGCCAGTACAAAGTAGACAAGCTTTTGTGAGAATCTAGCATCTGCAACCTCACGGGTTATGGGTGGCGCAGACCCGTCTTCTACTAGGAGTCCCCACCCCTGCGTCCAGTATCCAGCGGGGCACAAGTACGGATAGATCAACCCGTCTTTGCCGACCCGATGCAGTCCTTCGTATTTCTTACACAGGTACTCGGCTTTGTCAATTACAAGCGCTGCATCGTTAGCCACGGAACTTCCTGATAGACCGATCAAC